TTACGAATCAGATTTATTTTTAGTGAAAGAAATTTTAAATAAAAGGGGGATGTATGAGTAAATATTTAGAACTTAGAAATGTAGATGTCTCGAATAAGATCGAGAAGAAGAATGGTTTGTCTTATCTGTCTTGGGCATGGGCTGTAGACACATTGCTACAACACGATCCGCAAGCTACTTGGAGTTATGGTCAGCCTGTATTGTTTGGTGAGACTGTAATGGTGTTCTGCACAGTTAATGCCTTTGGTAAGTCGATGACCTCGCAGTTACCTGTCATGGACTATCGCAACAAGGCAGTACCTAACCCAGATGCGTTTGCCGTAAACACAGCGATGCAGCGTTGCCTGGCAAAAGCCATTGCTCTACATGGTCTAGGATTATCTCTTTATGTCGGTGAGGATTTGTGGGATGATGTTCCTGTAGACACAACAGATCTGTTATATAAGATTTCTAAGTCTACCGATCTTGTAGAACTAAAAGTAAACTTTGCATCTGCGTACAAAGAAGTTGCAAAAGACAAAGAGGCTCTAAAAAAGGTAAACGATGCCAAAGAAAAACGGAAGGCAGAGCTGAGTGAGACTCGATGATGAGCAGCCAGATAATGTTTGCTTTGAGTGTGGGAAGGCTTGGGGTACACATCCACTTAAAAGTTCAGAAAGCCATTGTATATGGATAGATTTGTGCGATGTGTGTTTAAAGCTAACAGCCGTAGCAGACGCTTCGGAATATGGATATTTATTAGAGGGATGGAATGGAGAAAAAGTGGTGTAGTTCTTGTCAGGCTGAGAGACCAACAATTAATTTTAAGTTGGTAGCAGTAGGTAGTCGGGTTCGACCAGTTATGAGATGGAAATGCGAACATTGTTTAAAACGAGAAGCGGAGAGAAAATATGGAAAATGATTTTATTTATACACCTAGCAGCACAAACATTACGATTCGGTGGCGCAAAGTCTATGGTTATGTGCCTGCAAGCGAGCAAGCAAAGTACCAAAAGAAATGGGCAGATTTTCGTGCATTGTCAGCAAGGACTATAGATAATGTAGATATGCCAGAGATACCAGGAGTGGTGCAATGGAAAAAATGGCAAAAGTCCTAGTAGAGATAGGTGTTTACATTTTGTTACCTTTTGCGATAATAAAGGTGTCTTGGGAACTAGCAACTTCTTGGATTGAGGAATTAATAAAATGAGAAACAAGCATTGTATGGAAGCGTTCTATAGAACCCTAAAGGAGACAGATATTCCTTCTGGGCAGTCTATAATCTGTGAGCATTTCTTTGCTTCGGGTTGGGATGCAGCCATTGATGCCTTGTCTCTTGCATACCAAAGGCAGTTTGAAAATGATGGAGTTGATACACAGCTTATTCGCAGAGACCCCCAAGAACCGCCAGCCGATGACGAATGATTGGTATCCAGTATGCTTTCATTCCAGATTAGATTACAAAAAATGGCAGTATTACAGAAAGGGGTCAGGAGAAAGAGTTACAGTCTGCGATGACTGTAGCGATGAGTATCAAAAGAAAATGAAAGGGGAAAATCGGTGTTTTATAGCAGAGGCTATGAGCCGATCAAAATATGTCTGAACCAGTATCTCAAGCAGTAATGACTATTACCGAGGTATCTCCATTTCATTTTTCTATTGAGATTGAGGGGTCAGATTTATCTTTAGAAGTTTCACAGATTATGGTAAAGTTTCTGAATGAGTGCTTGCAAGAGATTCATGCGGATAAAAAAATCCATTGAAAGGGATTGTATGGAACAAAGAACAGAAGAATGGTTTGCTGCCAGACTAGGCAAAGTTACCGCTAGTCGGGTCGCAGATGTCTTAGCCAAGATTAAGTTTGGCGAGTCGGCAAGTCGTAAGAACTACAAGATGGAGTTAGTGGTTCAGCGATTGACCGGCAAAGCAGGGGAGTCGTTTACCAATGCTGCAATGGAATGGGGTACAGAGCAAGAGCCATTCGCTAGGATGGCATACGAGGCATATACAGGGACTTTTGTAAAGGAGGAGGGGTTCGTAGACCATCCTACGATAGAAGGCTTTGGATGCTCTCCTGATGGCATTGTAGGGGAAGGACTAATCGAGATAAAAGCACCCAACACAGCCAACCATATAGAGACAGTCTTGGAGAATAAAGCTCCAAGTAAATACATCCCTCAGATGCAGGCTCAGATGGCTTGTACAGGCGCGAAATGGTGCGACTTTGTATCATTCGACCCTAGAGTGCCAGAGGACTTGCAACTGTTTGTAGTGCGTGTTGAGAGGGATCAGGAGTATATCGATGCGATGGAAGTAGAAGTAAAGCAGTTTTTAAGCGAGGTCTTAGACCTATTTAACCAACTAAAAGCGAGGCAGAAATGACCTATGAGATGAAAGATGGCAGCTTTAGTCTATTTAAGAATGACAAAAAGCTCACAGAGAAACACCCTGATTTTAAGGGGTCAATTAAGATTAACGGAGTAGAGCATTGGTTTGATGCCTGGACTAAAGAAGGCAAGAATGGCAAGTTTATATCAGGTCGTATTGGAGACCCGAAACACAAAGGCTTTACTCCCAAGGGGGATGATGAGATGCCCAAGATTAAAGACGATGATTTTGCTTTCTAAATGATTTACCGATGAGATCGGCATTTGTGGCGCAATGCCACACCCTTTCAAGGAGTGCCATCCCCCTTCCGATCAGGGTGGCTTAATGACCTTTCAAACAGATTTACAGAGGGGTTTGGAGATAGAGGAAAGGGTCTTGGCTATCCTACGCAAGAAATACCCTTGTGCGACCCTTGTAAACGCTTTTAAGGGTTACGATATATGGATACCAGAAATAGATAAAGCAGTAGAGGTTAAGTTTGACCCGATGAGCCAAAGCACAGGCAATATCGTTGTAGAGATTGAGATGTATGGTAAGAACTCTGGATTGATGGCTACCCAAGCTGATTACTGGGTTTTTTACGATGGAGAGATGTTTGTCATCATGCCTGTCAAAAACATCTTTAAATGTATATTTGAAAGCAGGCTACAGTATGTAGAGTTTGTTGGGAATGGAGATACCAGACCCAAGAAGGCATTTTTAGTAAATAAGAATACTTTATTCAAGTACGGAAAGATTCTGTGAGAGGTACAAAGCCCTCTCGTCTTTTCGTCTAGTAGTAAGTCCTTTTAATTCCTTACCGCCTGCCTTGTTCCATTTTAGGAACTCTTCGGCAGCACCATCAAACTCACCCCGATTGTGTTTCATCCGAAGGGTAGAATTTTGGAGATTACCGAGTCCAACATTGAAGGCGAAAGACACAAGTGCGCCAAACCGACCAGAAGTAAGCCCACCAGGACATAATCGTTGAACTCCGCTTTCAAACCGCGCCAAATCTTTAGCAAGAATTTCATCTACTTCCCCCATCGTTAAGACTCTATCCCATCCGCTAGGGATAGGTAGAGCCTTTCGTTCTGCGAGTAACACTTTAGCATGATTAGGGTCTATAACATGACCTACACCAACAGTCCAAAGTAATGCAGGGCATTGGTAAGGTCGCAACTTGCAACCCTCGTGATGCACAATCATGTCTAATACTTTTTTGTCTAGCATTATTTTCGGGAGAAAGCCTGAGTTCCGAACCAAAAGGAAACAACCGATGCCCAAATAATTTGAGTCTCGTCATCCCACAAAAGATTAAGAGCTACATCAAATGGTACATCTTTATGAAACGCAAACCAGAATCCAAATACCTCTACAAAGGCAAACATTAAGAATAGACCATAGGTGATTGCTGGTCTAACCATCGCCCTAGAGTTAATAACCCATTGTGCAGCACCTTTGCTAATCTCTATATCGTGTGCATACAAAGATTGTCTTTCTTGTACCTGTGTCTGCATTTCTACTTGTTGCGTTCTTATTTCTTCTACATGGGCTTGTGCAGCGTAGCCTTTTTCTAGTAACTCTAGCTCTCTCTCAGTCTGGAGTCTTGCAAGTTCTAGTTCGTGTTTCTTATCGGACTTGTCTTGGAAGAATCCTAATAGACTAGGTAAACCGCCTGTCAGGAATGAAACAAGAGTAGTGAATAGAGTAATCATTTAAAAGTTCCAATATAAATAAAAAGCAAAAACTATCCAACAAGTTCCGACAACCCAAGCCCACATGAACACATTAAAATCGTCTTTCATTTCCATTGACCCCATGTACATTCGTAAGCCACCCAAGTTGCAAACATATAGCAAAGAGCCATAATGCTTTTAATTATTCTTCTATCGTGTTGTTCTAAGTATTTATCTTGCCGTTCTTCCCATTGTTTTCTAGCCTTAATACCTTGTATTTCATCCCAAGCCTGAGAGCCATACTTCTTGGATATTTCGTGCTTTATTTTTTCTTCGGACTCCTTGGCTAACATCATCCTTTGAAACTCATCTACCGCATCAATAATGGTAGTGGTATCAGGATTAACAACCCTTGACTTCTTTCTTGAATCAGCCCTTTCTTTTGCTGTTTTATTCGCTACTGCTAAAACACCATCAATTGCTTTACTAAGTTCTTCGCTTGCCTTTACCGACTCGTTAAGAGTCTTGGTAACAGTTTTAGCACCATCTATAATTCCAAAAGGATCGGACATAGTTCATAGGCTTAATTTA